AAAAGGAGATCAACGATCCGTATAAGTGTCGTCGTTCGTTTCGCAATTACAGTCATGAGTGATGGCTACCCGTTCGGGAAACTCTTGCCCTTCTCGTAGGCGTGACTGCTAGTACTCTGCAACTTTTAAGCCGAAGCAGATGTTTAATCCAGCTCGAGAGGTATGGCTGGAACCATTTAGTCGCTCGTGCGTCCGATGTTTCAGGTGGCGCAGAAGGTACACGGTCGTTATTTGACGACAGAGCGAATATAGAGCATCCTAGTGAAAACGTCAACGTGTATGGATGAAAAAAATCAAGAAATTATCGAAAAAGTCTTAGCCTATAAGCTGGAGGAACATCCTACGCTTCCCTTGCCGAATAAGCGGCAAAGGATGGAGATGATCCAGAACATTGGCCCCGAGAAAGTACTCGACTTGTTCTTGATGCGGGAGAACAAGATTAAGGCGGAACTGAACGACCCCATGCGGTATGGCCACGAGCTGCCGCACTGGCCGGATGCGGATAAGCTGCTAGGCCGCTATAATGAGTTGGTCGTCCTTGGTGGGAACAGATGCCTGGCTGGCGAGACGGTCTTAACAGACGCAAAGACTGGCAAGAAAATGCGCCTAGATGCCATCAGGAAGCCGTTCCATGTTTTGTCGATTGATGAGCAAACGCAGCAGGTTGTTGTGGCTGAAGCTGAGGTGCCATTTAAAAAGGCCAAGGCCGACTTGTTTGAAGTAAAGACAAACCTTGGAAGGCCCGTTGTTTGTTCTGGAGCGCACTTGGTAATGTGCAAGGATAAAACATGGGCTCCGATTTCAAGCCTCACTACTGGGTCAAAGCTGTTTCATCCCATAGAAGATCTAGAGGTGGTTTCCATAGAGTTTGTGCGGAATGACTTTGTTTGGGATTTTACCGTTCCAGTATATCATAACTACATTCATGCAACGATAACACATCATAACAGCGGAAAAACCGAGTTTGCCGCCAAGCGTATGGCCCAAGCTTTCATCGGCACTGACCTTAACGGGCAGGCGCCTGAGTGGGTAAAGGAGCGCCACGGCAAGCGCAACATCCGCATCTGGTGCCTGCACACTACCCACATGACCAGCGTCTCTGCCCAGCAGAACGTCTTCTACAAGTACCTGCCGCCAGAGATACGAAACATTAAGCGCACTAATCATACGCAGATTAGCTTTAGCCAGAAGAACGGGTTCAGCGACAATACGGCCGTGTATATGGGTAATCAGATCTGGTTCCTCAACTACGCCCAGGACATTAAGGTCGTCGAAGGTGGCGAGGTAGACTACGTCTGGTGCGATGAACTTGTCCCACAGAACTGGCTTGAGACCCTTCGCTACCGTTTGGTTACCCGCTCCGGCAAGCTGATTGTTACCTTTACGCCGGTGCAAGGCTACACCCAGGTCGTGAAGGAGTACATCAACAGCGCCAAGGTTACGGCTAGCCGTAAGTCGCCCCTGTTGCCGAATAACAATGTTCTAACCGTCCCCAAGGGCGAGATGCCTTATCAAGCTGAGAACCTTTACGGACGACATGCCTGCATCTGGTATCATACCGAGCTTAACCCGTACAACAACTGGGAGCGCATGAAGCAGGAGCTTTCGGGGCGCTCTAGCCATGACATCAAGATCCGCGCTTATGGCTGGGCAGATCAGACGGCTGGCTCCGAGTTCCCCATGTTCGGCGACCATAACTTGTGGAAGGGTGACGCTGAAGAGGTCATTCCCGAGGGTAGCAACTACATGGCTATCGACCCAGCCGGTGCGCGTAACTGGTTCATGCTTTGGGCTAGAGTAGACAAGCACGGTATACTATGGGTCTATCGTGAATGGCCCGATCAAAGCTACGGTGAATGGGCGCTGCCTAGTGATAAGCCTGACGGTCGAGCTGGCCCGGCACAGAAAGCGGGCGCTGGACGTGGAGTGAATGAGTACACCGAGCTTATCTGGAGCCTTGAGACTGCCGGGGACAAGCGTGAGATGATCGTGGATCGTTGGATTGACCCGCGGACGGCTGGAACGGAGACGATCACTAAAGACGGTGGTGTCACCGTGCTTGATTTGCTTAGTCAGGCTGATAATCCGCTCATCTTTACGCCTGCCGCAGCCCTGCCAATTGAGGAGCGCGTGCTATTAATCAATGATCTTTTGTCATGGGATAGAGAAAAACCAATGGAAAAAGGAGTAAACCACCCAAAACTAATGATACATGAGTCTTGCCAGAACTTAATTTATAGTTTAAAGGAATGGACTGGACAAGATGGACAAAAAGGTGCTAGTAAAGATCCTATCGACGCTTTAGGCTATATGGTTGTCATGCAGCCAGCCTATTTTGGCGGCTTAGATTGGGAAAAACAATCTAAACGAATGTCTATGACAGGAAGTTATTAACATGATCTCACCAGTTGACCCTTTAGCTATTGCTTCTGATACGCCTGACATCGGCGAGCTATTGAGCGAGTACAATCGCTCGATGATTAACTCGTCGCAGGGTAACTTGGTGACGAAGTTTGATAACATCCGTTTTGCTCGTTGGGCAGGACAGACTGACGACGGAAAAAAGCATAGCGATTCCCGTCCAGAAGGTAGCCCGGCTTGGCCGTTTGAAGGTGCGAGCGACGTTCGCAACCGGCTTATTGACTCGTCCTGTAATGAGTTGTCGGCTTTGCTCGTCACAGCGTTTCAGCGTGCAACCATCCGGGCCTCTGGCGTGACCCTCGACGATGCGCCAGTGAGCGGCATTGCGACGAACCTTTTGCACTGGATTCGCGACTCTAAGATGCCGCAGGAGCTTCGCAAAGAGGCCGAGCTTGGGGCGCAGTACGCTTTGCAGTACGGCTGGAGCGCGTTCTTTGTAGGTTGGCAACAGAACATCAGCAAGCGTACACAGGAGATTACCGCTGAAGAACTCTTCCAGATGGCTGCGCAAGCACAGGGATCTGTGTTGGCCGAGTTGCCACAGATGATCTTGGACGCTCCAGATCAAGCTGCTGCGATCATTCAAGCTGCAATCCCCGATCTGGATGCGGCGAATGCAAAGCGCATGGTTAACGAGATGGCTACGACTGGCCGTGCGACGTACGACCAAGAGTACGTCAGCCGCAATCTTCCCGAGATCGTTGCGCTTAAGCCCTGGGATGAGATCATTGTTCCGCCGGAGACGGCTGACTTGCAGCGATCACGGGTCATTTATCGTAGGACATGGATGTCCGAGGTTGAGTTGCGCGAGAAGATCACGACTGAAGGCTGGGATCCAGACTGGGTTGAGCGTGCGCTTCAGCAGATTGGCAAGAGCAGTACCTTCTACAACATCAACCTGCTCCCAACAACGACCATGTTGGTTTACAACGGCGTAAACTACATGAACATGGTGGAGGTTGTTTATGCTTACACGAAAAGCCTCGACGGAAAAGCTCCCGCCATCTACTTCACCGTTTTTTGTCCGCAAGCTGCGTCCAATCGAAAAGAAGATGCAGCCTCGTGGGCTATCCATCAGCGACTTGATTACGCTCACGGCGAATACCCGTTTGTTGAATTCCGTCGCGAACAGTTGCGCCGCGCTATTACTGATACTCGTGGTATACCCGAACTTGCGAGCACAGATCAAGATGAAGTCAAAGCCCAGCACGACTCCATCCGGGATCATACTGCCTTCTCGACTCTACCTCCCATCAAAGTCGTCAAACGAATTGGTGCCATCAACAAGGTGGGCCCAGGAGTACAGCTGCCTGTCGTAAGTCCAACGGACTATAGCTTCATGGAGCCGCCTGCGCGTGAACCCACGGTGGCGTTTAACTTGATCAACCGAGTTGAGGCTAATCATGCAGCTTACTTTGGCACGATTAACCCACTAGTGCCACCGGCCAAGACGCAGATGTTGCAACAGTTGCTGGTGAACAGTTGGCTCTTAAGTTGGCGTAACATTTATCGGCAGATGTTTGCATTGTGCTGCCAGTACATGAGCCCGGAAGAGATCCTGCGTGTCACCGGCGGTCAGTTGCCGCAAAGCTTGTCCGAGATACACAACGAGTTCGACCTTAACGTCCGCTTTGACGTGATGGACATGGACAAGGAGTACATCGCGCAAAAGATCGACTTCCTAACCAAGGTTGCGCAGCTCGACACAGGCGGCGTGCTTAACAGGACGCGCCTCACCGAGATGATGATCCAGGCCATCGCGCCTGAGATGGCAAGCGAGCTTATCGTCAACCAACAACAGGCCAGCGTGCAGATGTTTAAGGACGTGCAGAGTGACATTGGCATGATGCTCCTTGGCAATGAGGCGCTGTACCAAGAGAACGATCCTGCCGCACAGACCAAGCTGCAATACGCGCAGCAAGTGTTGCAATCTAACCCAAAAGCGCAGGCGGCGTTGCAGCAGGATGAAAACTTCAAGGCGCTGTTTGAAAACTACGTTAAGAGCCTGCAAATGTCAGTTATGCAGCAGCAAAACGCGCAAATTGGCCGAATCGGTGTAACTCCTGTATCGCAACAATGACGGAAAATCAAAAGGACGCCTTTGGCTTTTCAGGGAAAAACATTGTCTGGAGCGAAGTGCTTAAAGTTATCGAGCAGTTGCAAGAGCAACATTGGATGATGGCTATAAGTAAAGACTGCAAAGGAGAAGATAGAATACATTCCGCAGGCCAAGCTGACGGGATTAATCTTACTTTGAGCACGCTTATTGAATTAAGAAGGCAAGCAAGAGAATTAAATGGCTTGACTAATAACGAAGATTTGGCATAACGCCACTAGCGGGCTAACCAGCGCTACTGGTTTGATTATATAAAGGACTTGCTACCTATTAGCATGAACGAAGCACAAACACAGCCTGACGCCGGGAGTCAGGAGGCAGGAACGACACCCGTTGCACAAAAACTCGGTTTGCTGGATCAGCAAAGTCTTAGTGACTTGCTTAAATCTGGTTTCCTTGACGAGAAGGAGGCGACTCCCGCCAAAGAGGAGCAGGCTGAACCTGAAGTTGAAGCTGAGGAGCCAATCGTGGACTCGGAAGCTGAAGCTGAGGTGGAAGCCGATCAGCCCATTGAAGAAGAAGCTGAAGCTGAAGAAAGTTCGTTAAGCAAAGGTGTCCAGAAGCGCATCAACAAGTTGGTTGCTGCGAAGAAGGCCGCTCAAGCTGAACTGGAAGCGCAAAAGTCGCGTTTGTCTGAACTGCAAAAGGAACTGGAGACTGCGAAGTCCTCGGTGCCGGCAAGACAGGTGGACGTATCTGATGTTGTCGAGCGTTTGTCCACACTTGAACAAGTGAAGGAAGAACGCCAGAGAGCGTTGGATGTCATTTTGTGGTGCGAAGAGAACCCGGATGGTGGAGTCATCACCCTGCCCGATGGCACGGAGAAGGATCTTACCGACCAGGAAGTTCGCAGTATGAAGAGACTGGCGATTCGGCGCAAGGAAATCGAGCTGCCAGCCCGCGAAGAGTATCTGCAACAGCAGACCTACGTCGAGGGCGAAGTGGTAAAAGACTTTCCTTGGTGGAGCAAGCCAGAGACTGAGGAGTATCAAACTGCTCAACAGATTCTGCGTGAGTTCCCAGAGCTGAAGAAGCGCCGGGCAGATTGGAAACATGTAGCTGGATTATTAGTTATGGGAATCAAAGCCTACGGCGAAAAGAAAGCACAGAAGAAACCAACTGCACCGATCAAACGCGCCCCTGCTCAACCGTCGATTAAGGCGGCACCTGCAAGGACGACCCAGACGGACCTTCAAAAGGCCAAGCAATCGTTCATTCGGAACAATTCAAGAGATGGGATGACTGACGTAATCAAAGCAATGGGACTTGTGTAAGTCCTTAACAATCAAACGCAGTTTACTCTTATTTATGGCTATTCTTACTGAACCCCAACTTAGCGGTCGCGGTCTACGCGAAGACTTGATGGACATGATTGCGCTCGTTGACGCAAAGGACACTCCTTTTACGTCGATGGCTCGCAAAGGCAGCAAGCCCGGAAATATGTACTTCCGCTGGCAGTCTGACTCGCTTCCTACCCCTCAGGTAGGCGGTGTGGTGGACGGCACGGACGTTTCCACCTACGACAACTACGTCGTTGGGTACCGCGCTGAACTCGCTAACTACGCGCAGGTTTTCCGGCGTGCAGTGCGCGTGTCCCGCCTCACCCAGGACATCGCTGATGTCGCTGGCGTGCGTGACGAACTGGCTGACAACGTCAGCAAGGGCATCACTGGCATCAAGCGTGACATGGAAGCGACCTTCACGTCGAACCAGCTCTCGCAGCAGGACAACGGCACGACTCAGGCCTACCGCACCGCTGGTGTGCAGACCTGGATCAGCAACGCTGGTACTGGCACGCCTACTCCCGGAGACATCCCTTCGCAGTTCCGTACTCCTTTGACCTCGATCCTTACTGGTGCATCCAGCGGGTTGACGGACGCAGGTGTGCAGGGCTTGCTCAAGTCGATCTTCGACCAGACTGGCCACTACACCAGCTTCGACGCCATCGTCGGAACTGACCTGAAGCGCGCTTTCACCGGCCTGCTCGGAACCACGGCTCTGACCACGGTTAGCAACTCTAGCAATACGCTTGCTGCTGGTGCTACCAAGGTGCAGACCTTCCAGCGTGACGCTGCGGCTGACACCTTCATCCAGAGCTTGGACGTGTTCCAGGGTGACTTCGGAACGGTGCGTCTGCATCCTTCCACGTTCATCGGAACCGTGTCCGGCACGACCTGGACGCCCACACCTTACAAAGGTCTTGTGCTTGACATGAACCTCATCGAGGTTCGCTACGGCGGAAACGTCGCTAACGTCACGGCATTGCCAGATTACGGTGGTGGCCCTGCTCGCTTGATCGAAGCAGTTGCTGGTTTGGTTGTCGGCAACCCGCTCGGCCTTGGGAAATTCGACTACTCCTCCTAGTAGTTGTTGATCAGTGACACCTAC